CGAGACGTTTACTTAACATTGGTTAAGCTATAACTAAATTTACCTGTTCACTTAACATAGACTATTTAATCTTTTTAATTGATTGGATGAGTTTGTTCATAGCGTGAGGTGCGCCAGAATATCTTTCATCTTTAATGATTTGTTCTGCGATTTCAATCACTTCCTCAATTGTCTCCCTCTCTTTAGCGTCAAGGGCTTGGATGAATTGTTTAACTTCATTAGCCTCTTCTATTGTATGAACCCATTTTCTACCTTTACCAATAGAAAACTCCTCATCGAAAGCATCATCAACGTCTTTGTATTTATTGGGAGTCATATGTTCCAGGGTAAATTATTTCTGAACTTTTTTCTTTCAAGTTCTGCGGCGATGCCCGAGCCTTGGGATGGTAAACCGTTTAACCTTTCTCGCATTGCTCTCTCATCATTAGTTAAACAATCCTCGTGGATTATATTTCTTCCTACCTCTGCCCAGTTATGCGGTGGGAATGGCATTATTTCCTCCCCACAACGGTTACACCATCGCTCTTTATAAATATCTTCTTTATTAGTCATGGGAGTTGAGTTTAGATAATTCTTCTTTTAATGTAGTAAGAGCACAGCATCCGCAACCATCATCAAAACTACCATATTCTTTGATTATTCTCTCACGTTCTTCCTCTTTGGCTTGGGAGAGAAGATTAAAAATAAGTTCTTTTATCCAGTCTATGTTAAAATGCGCTGTTCCGTATATACCGTGCCAATAGATTATTTCTGCAATTCTCTCCCACCTCTCACTTGTTTGGTTCACATAATGCGTTTTACACCCTGCGTCTAATGAGTCTTTTATCTCATGGTCAAGGTCGCGTCCACAAACACACTTCTCACTTGTTTGGTTGTCTTTCATAGGATTATTGGATTACTTTTTAGTTATTGGGGAGACTCTTAACAAATAATTTATTGCGTCAATAATTTCATACATATCCCACGTTTTGCAATTGATTTGCTTTGGCTTTTCCATTTCCTTCACTTTTTTCATTTTAGGTTTCATTTTTTATCAATTAGTTTTTGAATGTTGGATTTGAGAACTTTTATACAACCATTCCAACCAGAATCATACCCGACACTGCCCTCTGGTGAGCACTGATAGCATAAACAATCATCACTTGCAATGTGTTTAGATTCTTTTTCTTCCTTCGGCGCAACACTCAAACACTTATTTATTATTTCCTTCTCTTTAGCGTCAAGGGCTTGGTGGATGAATTGTTTAACTTCATTAGCCTCTTCTATTGTATGAACCCATTTTCTACCTTTACCAATAGAAAACTCCTTATCGAAAGCATCATCAACGTCTTTGTATTTATTGGTCATGGGAGTTGAGTAATTTAAGTAAATCATCACATATTTCTTTTCTTTCAATACATAGGCAACCATCCCTAAACTCACATCCACAAGTACATTCTGCCGTTTTCATTGCCCACCTTTTTATCTTCTTTCGTTCTTCCTCTTTGGCTTGGGAGACGAGAGATTTAAGTTTATTCTCAAGTTCTTCTTGAACGGCACTCATATCTTCTGAACAATCCTCAAGTTCTCTACGTTTCCAAAAGTCTGAAAACCATTTTCTAAACTCTTTTCCCCACTCACTTGTTTGGTTGTCTTTCATAGGTTTTTTGTAATCCTTAACACTTTCTCCATTTACAAACATTTTATCTTTTGTGAATTGTATGATACTAGGTTCTTCTTCTTTCATAGGTTCTTTTGGTTGAGAATGTTGTTCATAATTCAAACAACCAGAGCAAAGACCAGTTGGTAGAATATGATTAAATTCTTTTTGACAATGCTCACACATGTTTTGTTCTTCTTTCATAGGATTATTGGGTTAGCGATATTCTTCTTTAAGCGTTCCTACTTTGCCACAATCGGGGCATCGTTCTTCGCTTAATTCACTTGGGAATACCTCGTCGTTTAATATGGGGTCTTCATAGCCACACTCGCACACTAAGTAGTTCATTTCTTTTTTTTAGTTATTGGGGAGATAAAACGGGATAGTTGTCTCAATAATTCAAGTTTTGCTGTACAACTATCACAGTAAACTGTTACCTTTTTTTTCGAAGTATTTACAAATGTGCTTTTACACTCATGTCCCCAATAGTTTTGATAACCACCACACCCACGATATAAAACTTTTCTTTGAAACTCTATCCACGCCTTCACTTTTTTCACTTTAGGTTTCTCCATATACTTATTTAGTTTAATCTCTCAATGACTTCTAATGCTTCCCAAGCATTGTTTATTTTCTCGGAACGACTTATGCTATCAAATGCTTGTAAATCTAATAAATCATCTTCGATACAGATTTTCCTCAAATCTTTTAACTGTTTTAATTCTTTTTCACTTATTTCTATCTTCATATCTTTAATCTCTCAATCAGGAGAGGGGGTTAATGTTTTAACTTTTATCATTATAGAATCTATCTGCCCAGCTCTGACGTTTGAGGTAATCATCCCTTGTTTCTTTTTCTTCCATATTTCTTTCCCTTTCCGCCCGAAGGCTAGTTAGTTAGTTATTGAATAAATGTGTAATGTTCCACAAAAGATTTCTTCATTATTTGTCCAACAATTCTCATCAATTTTATATGGTTGCACTTCAGAACATGACCTTTCACCACTTGAACCACCTAAACCAGTTGCATAAATAGGATATTCCATGCACCATTTTATTTTTTGTATTGGTAACGGCATATCCATTGCTGGTAAAGTGCTTACAAGATAAATAAATGAAATAATAACTACCGATAGAATACAAATCAATATAATGTTAAAGCCGTGTTTCATATAGTTATTTATTACTTACCGTATCTGTTAGGAAGTTAAAATATCATCAACTTTTCTATTCACTAATTCTTTAAGAACGGCTACCTTTAATTCTTCTTTAGAAATTTTTACTTCTGGGATTTGAACAGTTTTAACTACTGCGTCAGTAACGGCACGAGAAACTTCTTGACGAACTGATTTTGTAATCCAATCTATATTTCCAGTTAAATCTGTGTCTAGCCAATTATCTGGCAATTCTATTATTACTTTCATATTCATTTACATTAGTTAATCTTATTGAGCAGGACGAGAGAGTGTACAGTTGAGGATGCCAGACCTCTGTAGCCCTAGTCTGGCTCATGGGACATCAGCGTACCTCACGCTGGCTACTCTAACCCTCAACTACACACTCTCAAGTCTACTGCCCGATTCTGGGGTGAGTTAACTTAGCGGGTATATACCTATTACTTTCCGTACTACGCCACCCCAGAATTGGACATCTCAAGATTGTTTAAGAACAAATTTACCTATACTTTCTGAATGAGTAAAATCATAATTTGCATGACATTCTCTGGAACAAAATTTTGCTGTTTTAAGAAAACATTTCTTCACATATTTTGTTTTTCCACATTCTATACAAGTAATATACGTTCCAGTCTTTCTTTTTTCTGCACCCTTAAGTATAGATAACCTTCCTTCTTCGGTTTTCCAATATGCTGATAAATTCTCTTTTCTTTTCACTGAACAACGAGACACAAAATTAGCTTCAGACATTATTTCTTTAATATAGGGTTTTATCTTCCCGCGGGCTGAACCCATTTTAATATTATTTGGTAATTTATCTCTAAGATATTGCTTAAATTCTTCTGGTTTATTCGCCATTTTTTTTCGTGTTCTCAAACACATTAAATCACCATTGAATAATTTGAACTTCTTTTTATATTCTACACAATCCATTTTATGTACTCTTGTAATGTGGGTTTGGATTGTACGAAATTCCTTAAAACAAAGCTGGCAGATTATTAAATCTTTTTCTTTGTTGTAATATTTTGGTAATTCTTTACGTCTCATGTCAAGTTTCTTGTTTAAGAACTCATGTGTGCTAGTGGTGAGGATTTACACCTCACAAGGGTATGCTCATTATTTTTACATCCAGAGCTTTTAATAAATTTCATATTCAATTCTTAATTTATTATGTGCAAAGGGTGGAGTACCCCCGAGTTCGTTAACTCGACCTTTCTACTCGTTAAGTATCTTAATTTTATGTTTCTTGGCGATAGTTATAAAAGTGATTGTTGTACTGATTCTTTTTCAATCCAATATTCATTACCTCTACGCTCGATAGATTTTTGATCTAAAATTTTATACCCTTGCTGTCGTAATTCACAAATTCTGCTTATTCCTTGCCTCCCACCAATCCAAGGTTGACATATTTCATTTGAATGGTGTTTCTTACCGTCACTCAATAATTTTAGTATTCTATTGTGTGTTGTGTTTTCCATATTTTTTCTCCACCATCTATGTGAGGTGTTTGAGACCGCTTGTCGTGAGCCTAACGAAAGGCTCAATCTCATAGTCTCACCGTAGACAGTAGACTAGCTAGTTAAGAACAGATACTTTAAGATGTTTAACTCCGAAAGTTAAACATTTTTGATTATAAATTCTTGGGTTTCCTTTTTTTGTTTTCTTGTGGCAATTTCGACAAAGTGTTCTTCCGTTATTTATGTCCCATAGTGCGCTACAATCTACCGCTTCTTTATATGAATTTATATCGAATTTTTTAATAAGAACCATAAACTCTGTTGGATAATGATCGGCTTCAAGATATACGCTTTTACCACTACCATTCTTAGCATTACAGAATACACAAGTATAGTTATCTCTTTCAAAAATTCTTTTTCTCCAATTTTTATATTCAGAACATTTTCTTATATGATTTTTCACGGTATTTGTTCCCCCGTTCCAAAGGTTACATTTTTCACCAGATAAATCTGGTCTTTTTTTCCCTAGCCAATATCTTGTTGGATTTTTCTTTTTTGCTTCACTTATTTTTTTCTTTGCTTCTTCTGATAGATGTTTTCCATAGAAATATGCATTTTCTCCAGCGTGAGCTTTTCTTAATTTTTCTTTTGTTTCATTGGAGTGCCTTTTACCTTTCATCCATTTACCAAATCCTTTTTGAATCGCAATTTTATGAATTTTTTCGCTCATCTTTATTTTATCTTCTAACGACCATAATCGTTTCCCAGATTGATTTCCTTTAATAAATTGCCCCCTTTGATTACGCAATATCATTTTAAGATTATTATATCCAGTGTTTTTACACCCCACTGTAACGCTTCTTTGTGTTGATTCGCTTGAAATGCTATGTCGTAACGGTAGGCGTATCTGCTATTTGTTCTGTCTTTGACCGTGTATACTTCACCGCTAATTTTAACTTTTGCTCCTAAAGGTAATTCATTCGTTGCGACAATTTTCTCACCTCTTGCTAACGCTTCGCATAAGTTTTCACCTGTTGCTCCTATACACGGGCTTGAGTCTGTTTGGTTCGGATCGCCCACGTTATAAGCTGTTACTGTTCTTGTTTTCTTCTCTTTCTCAAAGGGGCAAACTACGTCTTTCATGGAACACACATCGCTGTCCAGTGGGGCTTCTTTAACGTCAGGTTGCGATATTTGGGGCGTTAGACTTAGGTTGGGTATGTTATCCAATTCTGACACAAACTGCTTAAATACGAGGAATTGTGCGAGAAGGCCGATAAGGGCAATCATAATAAGCCCTGTGATAAATTGTACTAACTTTTTATTTTGTTTTGTCATATTAGTAATTATTAGATACTTCTAATTCGTCTCTTAGGGCATTACAGCGATGTTTTAATGCTCGTATCATTTCGATTGTAAACTTTTCATAACCCTTTGCTTTGTCCCACCGTTGCCATTCGGGGGTAATTTGAATTTGTATCATGGCTCTAGCTACTGGGACTTTCGGATCGTTGAGTATGAGGGCTAGCTTGTTCAGATAAATATTCTGCGTCTTTCTGATTTCTTCGTTTATGTTTCCAAGTAGGGCAGATAATTCTACTAACATCTGTGAGGCTTCATCTAGCGTGAGGTTCCCAGACGAAGCCATGCGATTTCTATATTCATCTATTTGCTCGGTGATTGTCATACTGGAAGGTCATCCTTAAATTGTTCTTCATCAAATTCTACTTCTGTTGGTAGTCCTGCATTTAGTTTTGGAGCGGTAGATGTTTTCTTTGGATCGTAGGAAAAGATATAATCTGCCCATGCTTCCCATTCTTCTTTTGAAATAATCCCATGAGCGACCCACAAGCCAGCTATATTCTTTGCGTTGCCTTTTGATTGGCCTTCTTCACGTTCGTCTTTTTCTAGGCTTCTCTTAAAGTCAGCAGGTGCGCTTGCTCGTTTCTGTTCGGGGGTCTGATTCTTGAGCCAGCATTTTTCGGAGCAGAATACTTTCCCAGTATGAGGGTTGGTTACCATTTTTGCTCCACAGAATTTACATTTCGTTTCCATATTTAGTTGGTTATTTTTAATAATGCAAGTTGTAATTTTCGTTTGCTTTCTTCGTTATAATCTATTTCCTCAAGGTAGTATTCTATGATAGTCCAGTTGTCTGTGGTGAATAGTAACTCGCACATTTTTCTTTTCAATTTTGTCATATATCTCGGAGTTTATCGTATTGGTCTAAGATAGAGTTTTGGTCTTCACGAAACTTGACTTCCTCTTGTTTGTCTTTCTCATCAAGTTCGTCGAGTAGTCCTGCTTGGCTTGCTAACTGTTCTATCTCATCGTCGTCTTCATCTTTCTCAATATAGTCCTGATCTTCTGGAAAGTTGTCAGTAGGGTCTTCAGGAAGTTTTGGGTCTGTTGGTTCGATTGAGGGGATTGGATATGACATATTAGTTTTTAATTACAATCTTTCCATTTTTATATGCGTTCTTGAGCCACATAGCAATAGTATATAGTGCCTTTCCACCGACTCCATTTTCGTATGTTTTTTTCTGCCATACTGCATTTGAAAATTGCCCCAAAGTAATTTCATCTGTCATCCAAGCAAGGGCTAATTCAATTTCTTCATCCGTTGCCATTTTTAATGATGCCTTTCTTACCATTGTTTTTTTTGCTTTTTCTAATAATGTTTCCAAATCCTTAAAGTTTAATTAGTAATTCTAACGCTGATCGTATTGCTCTTGCCATTGAGATTTTATTCTTCTTGGCGTATCGCTTGACTTCGATGTGAGTCTTTTTATCGATTCTGATTAGTAGTGTTTTTTCGTAGGTCATCGGATAGGTGTTTTAATACATAACTCTTGTGCATTTTGCATAGATGCTTGAACTCTTTTTTATTCTGTGGCTTATAGAGGCCGTCTAGGATTATTGTATCTATTCGGTCATTTATAGCCCTTGTGTGTCCCGTTGTGTTTTGAAACGTACCGAGCGAACGGCTATGCCGTTACGCTCATAAGTTGTTTTAGGTATTGCCATAACTCTTCTTGAGTGTGGAATTCAGCAATGGGTTTATATTCACGCTCTGCAATAGTGTCAAAATCGTCGCCATTTTTGATATGCTTCCATTCCCTATCTCCATGGAAAGCTACCATAGCGAGAGTAAATCCATTCCATTCTACGATATTATTGAAGATTTTGATAAACTTAGTTGCTTCCCTGAAACTTGTTTTTGTTGCTTTGTTCATACCCATGAGATTAGTATTTCTTATCTGTATTCATTGTATATCAGATTGTATATCGTGTCAAGGGTTTTTATGGCTAAGATTAGCATAGGCATATTTTAATTATCAGCCACCATGTGGATAAGTGCTAACGATAGCCTAAAACAAAAAAGCCCCTTTGAGTGAAGGCTCTTTTGCGACCTTTATGATAGCGCACTTAACCATTAGAGGTCTAAATTGTACTTTAACCGTAGCACTTGACGGAATTTTGGCAAGGGTTTATACTTGTATTGCGGTTACGCGCAATGAACACAAGCTTATGTTACTAAATGAGTAGATGCGTAACCATCTGCTCTTTTAGTAAATACTGGCGAGATTGGTTGGCGAACCTACAAGCCCCTCGTTGGAAGCCAATTAAATTGTAGGACTCTAAAGGTCGCCTGCCCGTCGGCGTGGAAGATGGGTTGCTTTATACCGATAGAGATTACTTACTACATTATGCCTAAACCATGTTGTGTAGTAAGAATTACACCTAGCCTCGACAGAGTTACTAGGTAGAGAACATGGAAGATTACTCCCAAGATACAAGGGAAAAAGTAATTGGGAGTACTGGCTTTTAGGAGAATTGCATTTCCCGATAAATTATAAACTATGAGAAAATCTAAAGAGTTAATTTGCGATCAATACATAGATGGAAAGTGGGTTTATGTTGGAAACACAACTAAATTAAAAACAGGTTATATTGCAAGAAGGCACCAAGAATTTAATCTTATAAATGAGATAATCCTAAATGATTATGGTCTTGACACCTAAATTCTAGGGTGTACGGTTAAATGGTAATAATTAAAAGAAAAACTATGGTTGAAAAGATAAAAGCCGTTTTAGGTAGCATCCGATTTTGGATTTTCACCTTTGGCGCGGCAGCAGTAATCGCTGGCTATATTGAGGCCAACGGTTTTCAGGTTTCCTATCTTTTAAATGGGATCGCTGGTTGGCTAGGATTAGTAGGCGGAGTTGGAACACTTGATGGGTTTATTGAAAAATACTCAAAGGCAAAAAATCAAATACAATAATTATTAACGAATTAAATATAATATGGACGATTCCAAGTTTCTTGAAACAGTAGTTGCTGGGCTGGTCAATTACCCAGATAAAATACAAATAGATAAGGTTGTAGACGAAATGGGCGTACTTCTAACGCTCACGGTAGACCCGAAAGATGTCGGCATTGTCGTCGGCAAAGAAGGGCAGACAGCGAAATCCCTTAGATGTATTCTACGAATAGTCGGCGCAAAAAATAAAAGCCGTGTTAATCTACGCATTACAGACCCAAGACGCGATGTATCTGGTTTACCAGAAATGCCAAAAGATGATAACGGAATAAATATCTAACAATTTAAGTGAAATCCAACTATGAAGGAGATTCTTTTTAGTCAGGAAGCCCAGCGTGCCATATTGAGCGGTACAACGAAACTATCAGATGCAGTGCGGATAACACTGTCCTCCAAGGGACAGAATGTAGTTATTGAGGAAGGCATGGCTCCTCCTAAGATAATTAACGATGGTGTTTCCATCGCAAAAGCAATCCAATTCAAAGACCATTACGAGAATGTAGGAGCTTTATTGATGATTCAGGCTGCGGAGAAGACTAATCAGACTGCTGGAGATGGTACTACTACGGCTATCATTCTTGCCCAAGAGATTTACAAAGAAGGATTGAAGCACCTCATTTCAGGAAGAAATCAAATGTCCATTAAAAATGGCATTAAGATTGCAGTTGAACGAGTCATTAAAGAACTGAAAAGGATAGCTAAACCCATTAAACGATTCGATGATATTAAGAATATCGCTACGGTATCATCGGGTGATAAAGAACTAGGGCGAGTTATCGCTGAATCCATAGACGCCGTAGGAAAAGACGGTGTGGTAACGGTTGAGGAATGGTCAGGGTTCAGACTTGAAAAGGAAATCGTTAAGGGAACGCAGATAGCAAGAGGATTTGTAGCTCCTCATTTCGTGACGAATGAAAAGAATTACAATGCTACTTACAAAAATCCACTATTTTTCATTACATCGCACTCACTTGAAAATGTAGACCATATCTTTGGGGCCATGAAAGTCGCTAAAGAGAACAATAGACCATTAGTGGTCATTGCACCAGACATCAGAGCGCAGGCACTTTATACGCTTGTCATAAACAAACTTAACGGACAACAGTCATCTCTTGCAATCCAATCTCCTGGCGCAGGTGATGAGCAAGAGGAGGAATTGGAGGACTTGGCCGCGCTTGTTGGAGCTACTTGCGTATCTGAAAAGACTGGTATTGAATTAGATAAAATTGAACTCAAACATCTCGGAAGCGCTGATAAGATTATTTCTGATAAGAATACTACTACAATCATTGAAGGTCATGGAAAAAAGAGCGTCATTCAAAAGAGAATAAATGCCTTGAAGAATCTACTCAAAGACCCATCTTCCCAATACCAAAAGGAGCATTACCGCTCACGTTTAGGGAAACTAACTGGCAAGGTAGCTGTCATCAAAGTTGGTGCGCCTACAACTCCAGAGATTGAGGATAAGAAACTAAAACTCGAAGACGCACTTAATGCGACCCGTTCGGCAATAGATGAAGGTATTGTTCCAGGAGGTGGAAAAGCCCTATACTTAGCCAAGAATTGTCTTACTAAAATCAAACTCACCGAGGATGAACAGATTGGAGTTGATATAGTTCATCAAGCTATTCAAGCACCGATACAACAGGTCATTACAAATTCAGGAAAGTCAGTTGACCGTTATTTGGTGCAAATTGAAAATTCACCTATGAACTTTGGATTTAATTCTGATACATGCATTGTAGAAGACCTACTTAAGGCTGGAGTTGTTGACCCATTAAAAGTAGTTAGGTGTGCTTTAGAGAACGCAGGATCAGTATCTGCAATGCTTTTAACCACCAATGCGGTAATAGTTACCGCTAACGAGGAGGAAAAATAATATGATTAAAATAAACCCAATAGGAGATAAAATAGTTGTCCGCCCAAAAGAGTTTTCCAACCTAAAGTCAGGGCTAACTATACCTAAGAGCGAGGATAAAAAGAGACCAGAACAGGGTACAATAGTCGCAATCTCAAAGTCAGTTCCAAAAGATATTTGTTTGAAAGTAGGAGACCTGGTATTATTTGATAAATACAACGCTGATGCTTATGAAGTGAACGATATTGAGTACCTAATCTTAAATTATGGGGATATACATGCCCAAGTTTTAAATAAATAATTATTAAAAATATGCCAACAAAACAAGAAGCATTACGAGAAGCATTAACACAGGGTCAAGGTGTGGACATCCGCGCAAAAATGCAAGTAGATAAAATTAAAGCAGAATACATGCTTATTCATGAATGTGCTGAAGAATGGGAGAAGATTTGTGTAAAGCATAAATTAAATATCGCTCAAATGGATCAAGTATGGAAAGCCCTACAAGATAGACAAAATAGAATATTGAGTAATGAATTTGTTTCTAAAACTATTCGTCCTAACTTGAATCTTGTTGACCGCAATGGTCAGCCAATAGATATTTAATATGGAACGCTCTCAATGTTGTAATGCTATGATAGAAAGAATGTCCGCTAATGGCACGGCAGTTTGTACAATGTGCGGTAGACCAATTAAGAAAGACAATATAATTAAAAAAATATGGAAGAAAGTGAGAAAGTAATTTATAAATGTTCCTGTCCCCGTCCTAATGGAGGAGTCTGTGGATTTGAAACAACTGATAAGAATGCTTATTGCCCGCATGATAATATTATAGTATCATCAGGTGAGAAGTATGTTCCAGAGAAATTAGTTAAGGTATGCCCATTATGCAAGCAACCTTTACCGACACAGAAAGTTGAGATGAGTAGAATCCCTAAACCTGTATCTCCCATAGACCCTTCACCAAAAGCAAAGCCAGCCCGACCTATTGGAAGTGAAATGCAAAAGGAATCTGATCCTGGTAGAGTGAGAGGGCAAGTGTTTAAATAATTTGTAAAGCAAATTTAACAAATATGCCAGGAAAAGTAGGAAATCCAAATTGGGGCAACGGTAGGTCTGGCAATCCAAACGGAAGGCCAGGTAATCCAGCTATCAAAGAGCTGGAAGATGCCATTAAAAAAGTCCAGAAGAGACATAGTAAAACTCTTATGGAGCATTTTGTCGAACGCGCATACAAGAGTGATAATGTTCTAACCGCTATTACGAAGAAGCGAGTACCTGATTTGTCTTCTGTTGATATGGGATTTAACCCAGAGAAACCATTATCCCTTTCAAATGTATTAGAAACGGCAATTAAGAGGTCTTATGGAAAAGGTAAATAAGGAATATGAGGAAGCGATTACTGAATGTATTAAGACGGCAGTTGAAGCGGGATCACCTGAAGACCAGGTAAGACAATTTCTTTCGTGTGGATATGTACCTTTACATTGGCAATGGAAGTTCCATGCCTTAGCAAGAGAGTGTGATAAGACTGGCGGGCCGGTAAAGTTAGGCGCGGGTGGCGCTCGAGGCCCAGGGAAATCACATGGAGTATTTGCTCAAGTAGCCATAGACGATTGTCAGCGCGTACCTAACCTGAAGTTTCTATTTTTACGTCAAACAGGAAAGGCGGCTCAGGAATCATTTGAGGATTTGATTGCCAGAGTATTGATGGGTAAAGTCGGATATGATTACAAACAATCTACTCTACGCTTTCCCAATGGTTCACGGATAATGCTTGGTGGATTTTATAACGAGAAAGACATAGACCAGTATATCGGCATTGAGTATGACGGTATTGCCATAGAAGAATTAAATCAGCTTACTGATAAGAAGATTGATAAGTTACTTGGGTCAATGCGTACCTCAAAGGATAATTGGCGACCACGGCTATATGCTTCATTCAATCCAGGAGGGATAGGTCATCAATTCGTCAAAGATACTTTTGTCAAACCTTTCAGGAATAGAGAAGAGTTTGATACACGGTATGTCCCCTCGACCTATAAACAGAATCCGTATCTTAACAAAGAATACATAGACTATCTTCAGAAGTTAAAGGGTGCCTTGGGTGTTGCTTGGAGAGAAGGGGACTTTGATATTTTTGAGGGACAATATTTCGCTGAGTATCGGTATGAGATTCATGTATGCGAACCATTTACTTTACCAAGGGAATGGCCAAGATATATCTGCGGAGATTATGGATATGCTAAACCTTCGGCGGTATATTGGTACGCGGTTAATCAAGATGAACAGATATTCGTTTATCGGGAGTTATATCAGACCAATCTGACCTATGGACAGCTTGCTAAGAAGATTGTAGAGATTACAGGGAAGGATGAAAAGAAGTTAATCCGTTCCTGCACCTTTGACCCTGCCATAAAGATACGCTCAAAACACACTGGCATTTCAGGACAAGAAGAGATGGGGAATAGCCTTACCGTATTAGCCGGGGACAATGACCGAATAGCTGGGTGGAATAGGTTTCATGAATATCTGGCTCCCTATACTGGACCAGACGGAAAGCGAACGGCAAAGTTACAGATATTCAGAACATGTCAACATTTGATTGAAACAATACCATTGATGATATTCGATGAGACAATACCCGAAGATTTAAATACAGACTTAGAGGATCATGCGGTGGATAGCATACGTTACGGTCTCATGTCCCGTCCATATCCGCAGAAGCAACCAAGACCCGTAGACCTTTCCACGCTCCCGCCAGCTACCCTACAAGAGAAAGTAGATAGGGAATTGGCTAATTTGCATAATAGGTCTAAAAAGACGCCAAGTGATGATTTATTGGGAAATGACTATTAAAGTTGACAAACCGATTTAAAAGTGTATATTAAGACTATGATATATCTATCAATCGTAATCCTAGCTATCTTAGGACTCATGGCATATCGCGAGTATATTTCGTATAAAGAGCGTGGGGAGCTTCTAAGCAGGATTATGTCAAAGAATTATGCTGAATTCGCTGGCTGGCAAGCGCAAGAGCGCATAGAGAAAAAGATTGAGAAGGAACTGAAAGAACCAAAGAGCGATACCTATGTTGACCCTGAGAATATGACAGACGAGGATAGGGAGAAAGCGATAGGATAATATGAGTCGGGAGTAAACAATAGTTTACCATTATTAAGGCCCGTGAAACCCCAGTAAACTGCAAACAGTTTATGTGTGATAATGGAGACCACTCTAGATCACAGGGGAGAGTGGACTCACCAGTGTAATACTGGGAGACTCTAAAATAGGATAGTTTAACCAATACTGCCGCCACATTGCCGCCATTGCCCGTAGGAGTAACAAGCTACTATGGCGGTTAAAATAGGAGAATACAAACAGCCACAAGAGAATGTTTTTTGTTTGACCAACGAACCCCTCGTCACCAGATTGAAGGAGCTGTTTGACATTGCGGAGAAGAAACGAAGGAAGTACGATTGGCAGTGGTATTTGGACATCAACTTCGTCAGAGGAGAACATTATTTACAATACAACAGAACAACTAATCGTATTGAAGTTCCCCCTAATCTACGGGGCAGGACGAGGGTGCGAATTAACCTCACATACGCCGTTATACGGGCGGTGAGGCGTTTTATCACTGAATTCAGGCCTCGGTGGGAGATATTGCCGATGAGATTATTCAAGGGGCAGGACGAGGAATCTGAAGTTAAATACAAGGAGCAGGTTACTAGGACGGGAGATTTCGCCGATTATATGTATGCCAATATCAAGAACGCTGATGGGTCTAAGGGTCTGGCTCGGATACAAAAAGAGTATACCTATGATGGCTTGCTTACCTCCGTCGGTTTCCCTGAAGTCTATTACGACCCTGAACTTGAGGAAATAGTCATAGATACGAATGACCCTTTTGATATTTACGTCCTCTATCCAAACCAGCATTTCCATGACAACCTAATCGTATGGAAAGTAGCACAGAAGTATATTTCAGATTTGAAAAATAATAAGAGGTATGATAACACTAAGGATTTAAAAGCTGATAATCTTGTTACACAATCCCAAGTGAAGAAAATGCTGTATCAGGCCAGATACCAATCAGATGAAAGTGGGGAGCAAGACGACGATGTATCAACTTGCCTTGTTAAGCAGACTTTCATGGTTGTTAAGATTACCGAGGAATACTTAAAGGAATTGCAGGCAAGTGGTTATGATAAGGAAACTATTGATAATCTTCGAGCGGAAGCATTAGACCAGAAACGGGTCAGAATAGTCAGTTATACCGATAAGAACCCTTTGCCAATCAGGGATGAATTTGTTGACGATGATGAATGCCAAATAGGCATTTATTCGGCTGATGTGAATTCGCGTGAAACCTACGGCGAGGGATGGGTACGGAACTTACGGCCTTTGAATATGGTATTAAACCGTGTTTCTTCTGCTGGGTTGGATTATATGAATACTGCTTTGAAGTATAAACTGACTATGCCAAAGGGTTCAGAGGTTGAGACAATCACGAGCGATAACGGGGAGATTATCGAGTATAAAATGGGAGCGCAAGCACCATTCCAATTAAGGCAAGACCCACTTCCCGCTGCTTATTACACACTCCCAGACCAGTATTGGAATTACATGCAGACGATTGGTGGCTCGCATGACCAATTCTTAGGACAAGGTGGGGGCGCAAGCGAATCAGGAAGACACGCAGAAGCTATCAGAGCAGGAGATGCACAGAACCTTGCAGACCTACGAGACAACAATGAATTGACGCTTATCTGGATAATGAATCGCATACTTAAACTAGTGAATCGCCATTACGTTGATAAGAAATTGATAGAGATAAATGGTAAATCTTTTTACGTGGTTGGTGAGCAGGCTAGTAAAAGATTACAGGGTAAGGGTGATAAAAAAGAAAAGGATAAGGATGTTTTAGTCATAGGCGATGAGAATAGCGTCAAAGTAGACATCGGCTCATGGCTCGCTCAGACACTCTCGGCTAAACAGGATTTTCTCATGGAACTCTATGATAAACAGATACTCGCACGGGAAGATGTTTTAGAGAATATTGAATACGGAGACGTACAGGGCGCGGTCGAGCGAGTGCGAAATCAAATAGCCTTAGAAGGGCAAAGACCTCAAGAAGGTGGCGCAATGCCTCAAGCAGGAGCAGAAGGTATACCCCCAGAGAGTATGCCAGAAGCGCAAGGTTCTTCCATGGAAGGGGATGAAACTATTAAATCTGCTGATACGGAAAATCGTGCTATGATAGCAGGAGAGATAGTACCCCCAACTCCAGTAAAGTATTTATCTCCAAAACATGTACAAATACATGAAGCTGCTATGAAATCACAGATACCTGAAAAAGCCAAGGGATATATTCAGGCGCATTTAGAAGCAGATACGTCAAATTTAAAAGTTTAATTAATAACTATGTCATACACAAAAGAGAACTACGGGGCGATAGCAAATGCTTCATTAAAACACACTTTCAATGCTGACATGCACGGTGGTCGAAAAGTAAAGCGTGGCGTGAATATGGCTACAAAAGAAATGCCAAAAGGAATTGCAAAGAAGTCTAGCGCTGGATTGATAGGTGGAACAAAGCTTGGTTCTGTACTACCAAAACCAGCACCAAATACTTCGGGGACAAGCAATCTGTATAATCCGTATACGCGCAAACTGCAAAAAACTCCATCAAATTATAGAACCTAAATATATGCCATGTACGAAATGCGAAGGTGGGTATCAAATAAAAGACTACCCGAAAGTCTATCCTACAAAAGCCGCATGCGAGAAACGCGCAAGTCAAATGGAGATGTTTTCAAAGATGAGTGACAAGGACAAGAAAGCGGCATACGAAAAAGCTAAATAAAAGTCGAACATTTTATCAACATAAATTTCATTTCTATGGAAGATGCAAACGACCAAGCAATTACTTCGGAGGAAGGAGTCGATACTTCTGCTCAAGGGCAGACCAACCAACCGAAAGAAGATAAGGGGCAGTCGTCAACGGAGGAAGCCAAAACCTCCCAGGACGATACCGTTGAAGTCAATGGTGAGAAACTCACCAAGGACCAATTAGCGGAACTCGTCAGCAAGGGCAAGGATTACACGCAGAAAACCCAAACCTTAGCTGATAAGGAAAGAGAGATAGCAAAAAAGGAGGAAGAATTGAAGCAAGCAAATCTCACTCAAGAAGAACGAACAAAGATAGAGTCTGAAAAGGCCTATCTTGAAAAGCTGGGATACAAACCGGCAGACGTTATGCGGAAAGAGTGGGAAGCTGAACAACGGCAGCAAAAAGCTAGTGAAGCGTTAAACGCGCAACTCACAACTCTCTCTGAAAAGTATGATGGTTCTGATGGCAGGCCTAAGTTTGATTCAAAACAAGCAATCATTGAGGGACGGCAACAGGGTATTTATGACCCTGAAGCATGGTACTTCAAAAAACACTATAATGAACTCATTGATTGGGGAATCAAACAGGCGCGAAAAGGTCCTAAGGGTACATTCACCGAGAGGGGAATGTCCAGGGGATCTAAACCGACGCCAGAAAAGCCAGCTAGTACCTTTGAAGAAGCTGAAGAGCGCATGATGAGTGATACTTCTTCTCGACAGGAAGAGTAGGCTAGGGAAAGTCGATTTTCAAAGCGGGTAATCCGATTAACTTAAATTAACTCGGATTATTATGGGAACAGCATTAACAGGTCAACAGGTAGGATCTTCGGGTACATACTTCGATGATGCCTTAAAGATTCACTATCTCCCAGTCATCAAGGAGCAGTTCAAAAAGAAATCCGTTCTCATGGAGAACGTGAAGAAAACTGCCAAAGGTCTTGACACGTCAGGTCGATTCATTCAGGGGGCAGTTTCTAAAGCCCATACGACAGGTCTTGGAGCTAAACCAGAAGGTTATACGCTTCCTACTCCTGGCTATGAAGGATTAGAGACGTTCACTGTCTACATGAAATCGAACTACGCACGTATTCAGGTTTCTGGACAAGTGATTCGTGCAAGCCGTGATGGCAGAGGCGCATTAGTCTCCGCTTTCACTCGTGAAACACAATCAGCGACTCTCGGTCTCCGCAAAGATGTCAATCGCCAACTCTTCGGAAATGGCACTGGTGTTCTTTGTTTGACGAACGGTTCAGCGTCCTCAACAACTTTAACGGTTGATTCATTGTTTGGTCTTGCATATACTTCTCCAACTTCAACATCTGATGTCTCGAACCCAGTCGCTCCAACAAAGTACCTCAAAGCAGGTATGATTATTGATGTCGGCGATGCAACGACCTACACCACGATTGACGTTGATTCAAAGACAATTACTTCTCGTGATTCCACGGTTGTGTGTACGCTTACTTCAAACTCTTCAACATGGGATGACAACGGATATGTCATGCGCGAAGACGCGGCTGCACAGGAAATGATGGGACTTCGGGGTATTGTCGATGACAACTCCACAGGAGGTCTTGATGCATTGCAGGGCATTACCCGTTCAACTACGGGCAATGATTACTGGAACTCAAATATTGTCGATACAGGGTCAGTAACAGCCCCAACGACTTTGACTGAAGAATTGATGCAACAGGCAGCAAGCGAAGCCGAAGAAAACGACGGTGAGTTAAACCTTATCGTTACGACTTTCGGTTTGCGCGACAGTTATGCGAAACTCCTGACTCCTGACAAACGGTTCGTAAATACGCTTGACTTGAAAGGCGGATTCAAAGGATTGTCATTCGCTTCAGGCGGAGACATTCCTATGGTCGCCGATACCGACTGTCCTCCATATTTCATGTTCTTCTTGGATACTTCTTCTCTCTACATGGGAGAATCTCTGCCACTCGCATGGATGGATGACGACGGATCAGTCATGTCCCGCGTAACGAACTATGACGCGTTTGAAGCTACTCTGCGGTTGTACGCAAACCTCTTCACAGATAGACCAGTGTCAAACACTTCTCTAAGCTTTGTGCAATAAATTGTTTGCACGTTCGGTTCGGGGAGTATTCCGAACATACCAAAACTCCCCAATCTAATTAAGTATCCCTCTCACATAAAAAGGTCGGGAGGGGGTAAACTATAAGAAAAAATCTATATGATTAAAAATCGAAACATTGCTAAAAACGCTGGTATCAATCCTTCAAAGATTGCTGGTGGCATGGGAAGTTATAGTGTTCGAGAAATTCGTCGCGTAGTAAAAGCTAATACTGCCTTGAGTCAATATCTTGAAACTTTTATAGAAGCTGACCATCTATTTGGAACTGTAACTTTGGCATTAGCGAGAGCTACCAATTATTCGGTAGTTTATGTTGAAGATGGTATTTATGATGAGGGTGCGGAATTAGCAATTACTCAAGCTGGGCTTAAACTGATTGGAGCTAATACAAGTGGTATTGAATGGGGGCCTTGTTCGTTGAAACAAAGTTCTGCTAATCACCATGTTATTAGTATTCAAGCAAATGGGATTGAAGTTGCTGGCCTTGGGTTTATTGTCAATGGTGCCTATCGAGGTATTGAATTAGACCATACTGCCGCTGTCTATAAGACACACATTCACGATTGTCACTTCGGTGGGTCAGCAACCGCGACCTACGGTGTCTATGCTGGTGGAACCTTCGATGCAGTTGATACAGTTATTGAAGATTGTGAATTCCTATCTTGGGCGACTGCTGGTATCTACATGAATGCAACTCGTTCCAAGGCTCGCAATAACTTGATTTATGTTCCAGATTCTGGTATTGGTATTGAATATGTCCCAAATGCTGGCGACCGTCCTTATGGTGCCATACATGATAATAATATTGTAGGAACTGGTACGACTGATACAGGTATCCAATTAGATGGGAATCCAACTGCTGGAACCGTATCAATCTCAGACAATAATGTTTCTGGTTGTGCAACCTTGATAACTACAAGAGCACTCTTCTCTGATTATGGAACAACAAATTATGGTGGATCTGATGCTGGTGGTGCGATTATTGACACAGATACCTAGAATTGAATTTTTCCTCTGCCCCCGAGAAAGGGGCAGGGATAAGAATTTGATTGATTAAATTGTATGGCCAATAACACGAACGTAGACTTTGAAATAAGGTTGATAAAAATATCTCCATACTTAAGGGCGAAGTGGGATAAAGTGAAGAAGGTCTACGCTTTCTACTACATGCACAAAAAATTATTTGAAAAGAAGTATTTTAATGATGATGTATTTGAAAAATTAAAAAGTATGAAATTTAAACATAATCCTTAAAAAGAAGGAGGTGATAAATATGATTACACTCAAAAACGTCAGTACACATACACTCATTATTCGAGATGATAGCATAGAGGATTTACAACTACAGGCAGGTCAGACGCACGAATTTGATGATTCTATCGCAGAACGACTTTTGGTTATTAATAGTCCGTTTTTGGAGAAATACAGTGAAGCCCCAATTGAAGAAAAGGAAGAAGTAATAGAGAAACCTATTGAGAAAGAAGTGGTGAAACCAAAGGAAAAGAAAAAAGTGATTAAGATTAAAAAGGGTAAGAAATAATGTCTTCATTTAACGAAAAATTAAAACGACTCGATCCGCATCTTTCGGTTACATGGGATAATGCGGAAAAGAAGTATTCAGTTTATCGTGGCCGAGAGTACATCCTAAAGGTCGATAGGCTTGATGATAGATTAATACAGAGGCTTTATGAGATTGATACATTGCGACATCCTGATTACCTGAAACAGATTGATAAGCACAATGACAAACTGGATGAGAAAGAAAATCGAAAGATTGAATTAAACAGCCAGCACTTGGCCGATGTGCTGACGCAACGAAGTTATTAACAATTAAATACGCACTATGGCTTACTTAAAAACAGTACCAATAGGACAGAGACCGTCCTTGAGCGATTTGCAGACTAATCACAATTATACGAACATTGCAGGTGCAGCGACTACGGACATTAAAGACGGTCCAGGAAGATTGCATAAAATTATAATCAATGGCGGAACGGCTGGTGATATTACAATTTATGATGAGAATAGCACTGGAACAACTACTAAAATTGGAACGATTACAGAGGAAATGATTTATCTTGCCTCTAATTACGCAGTATCGGTATTCCCATACGATTGTGATTTTAAAGAAGGGTTAAGAATAACTACCGAGAAAGCGACAGATATTACAGTCATCTGGACTTAACATTGATTATATGGAGGAAGTAAACGGCGTTAATAAATTACGAGAGCGTGTTGCTACCCTAGAAGAGCAAAATCGGACTAATTGCCAACAGCATTTAGAAATTTGCAAAGATTTGGATAAAATTTGGGTTCAGATTTCTAACCATATTCCTACCTCTATAGAAAACTTGCATAAAGAATTGGATGAATTCAGAGATAAGGCTAAAACGCAGTTTATTGTTATGTTGACATCGGCGATTTTCATACTCATCGGTTTAGTAATTGATATAACTTTGCGGAAATAAAATGCTTACAAAAAATGAGTTAGATGACATAAATGGTTCAGCTCAATTCTACCTTGAAAAAGCGGACAATGCTTTGCGTGTCATTTGGCTCATGCTTATAAAAGAAATTTCTACTCTGCTTGAATATCACCAGTTGAAAGAAAAGAAGTTTATCGAACTTGAGCAAAAAGAAATATCCTTGAATAAAAGAGAATTGGCGTTCAACGCGAGGGTAATAGAAAAAGACAACGAACTGGTTGGAAGGAAAAATCAGATTGATGAATCCGAGCGGCAATTATCCGAGAAATCGCAGTTAATAGAAGTGGGGAACAAAGAATTGTTATCTGAGAAAAAAACAAACGAATCTGAAAAGCAGAGAATAGCAAGTCTTGAGAAAACACTCATTGAAAAAGAAACCGTTTTAAATGAAAAAGAAGAAGAATTGAATCGCGAGAACGAAGAGATTGAGGAACGGCAAGCTGAACTTGAAGGAGAGAAAAGTGCTATTGACAAAAAGAAGGAACTATTGCGTGGGAAAGAACTCACTTTTGAACAATATAAAAATTCCACTGAACAAAGTCTCGCTCAGGGTAAAAAGGAATTGGCTAATGCGCAAGAGGCATTAAAGGATAAAGAGTTTACATTAAGCAATGAGCGTGGGTTGTTCGTAAAAGAAAAGGATGTATTCAATAAAAGAGTAGCGCAATTTGAAAAAGAAAAGCAGGAATTCTACGAAAAGAATATCAATGTCGTCAAGACCATAGACGATATTACTGCGGAAGAAAAATCCATCCAGGAAGCACGGTCGAAACTTGACGAACGGTCGCACATGTTGCAACAGAAAAAACAAACTATACCTATCAATAAATAAATATGCAGAGACGTCCAGTCATTTATAACAAAACCATGACCCTAGCGGATACTGAATATTCGCAGGAACTTCCAGCGTGGGTCAAATCATTTTCGATACATTGCAGAGGCTCTTATGATATTAAATTTTCTTATGAAACTGGAAAAGTAGCTTTAGGGACTTCGCCTTATTTAACAATTCCCGCTGATACAGAGGGGGTAGAGGAAAATTTACTTGGTGGCGGGGATGTTCCAATGACAATTTATTTTGCTTGCTCACAGGCAGGGCAGATAGCAGAAATAACAGCATGGTCATAAAAAGATATTTAATATGAAACTTAGACTGATACGACAACCGAATACGATAACAGTCACCATAGCCGATAATGAGCCATTTAATTTAGCTCAATATGGTGGGGTAGATGTTGGAGCTGCCAATGGTATTTATGTACGGCCAGGTACGGGTGCTACGTTTCCTGTATCGGGAACGGTTGCAGTAACTGGCACGTTCTGGCAGACAACTCAACCTGTTAGCGTTGCTTCTCTTCCTTTGCCTACTGGTGCGGCTACTTCTGCTTTGCAACTTCCCGATGGCCATAACGTAACAGTAGATAACGCGGCAGGTGCAGGGGTATATGTTCAACCTGGTACCTCAACACTTTGGGACATTTCCGATAGGGCAAATAGGCTTGTTGGGGTAGTTTATGGGTCGCAAGGAGCGCAACTACAACAGAAAGTAACTTCTAATGATTTAATAGTTACTTTAGATGGAGAGAGTGTCGCTGTTACAGGGACTTTTTGGCAAACTACCCAGCCGGTATCAATCGCATCAATGCCTTCTACTCCTGTTACTGGCACATTCTGGCAAACTACGCAACCAGTTTCCCTTGCTTCTGTACCTTCCCACGCGGTTACAAATGCGGGAACATTTGCTGTTCAAGTTGATGGTGCGGCATTAACCGCTTTACAGCTCATTGATAATTTTATTTCAGGCTCAAGGGGTCTGGTTACAGAGGATAATTCAGGCAGTATTAAAACAGCAGTTGAAGCTCTGGATAACGCTGTTGATGGTAACTACTTGAATGTAAATCTTAATATAGCCGGTACTGATGTCGCTGCGGGGGCTGGAGCAGTTAATGCTCAAACCCAGAGAGTTACTCATGCTTCCGATGACCCAGTAACCACTTCGGTTCAACTTATTGATGACGCAATTATTTCTGATGATTCTGGATTCACACCCGCGTCAACAAAGGTAATGATGGTGGGATTTGAAGCTGATGAAACTTCAACAGATTCCGTGAATGAGGGAGACGCAGGAGCTGGAAGAATGACGCTTGATAGAAAACAGATTGTCACCCCACAACCTCATACTCAAGGAGGTCTTTTGGTTGGTAATTTTACTTCTGGTGATGGACATACTGCTTTGACTAATTCTGCACAAGCCATTAAAGCAAGCGCTGGGCAAGTTTATGGTTGGTACATAATGAATCCTAATGGTGTAACGATTTATGTGCATATTTATAACGTTGCAGCGGCATCAGTAACTGTTGGAACAACAACTGCATTAATGAATCTTGCTATTCCCGCAGGTTCGGCAGCAAATATTCTTGGGACGCAAGGAATTTCATTTGATACAGCCATGTCTTGTGCGGCCACGACTACAGGTGGTGGAAATACCGCGCCTACGACAGCTTTAGAAGCTATGATTTTTTATTACTAATATGGATTTATATTATAAATTAGACCATGAAGTTGATCTTCATATTCTAAAAGAACAATTTAGGAAATTGCTTGGTAATAACGCAAACCCACAACAGGAGGTAGACGGTATTAGAATTACGGGCGATTATGAATTAAACGAAGAAACAAAAAAACAACTAGATGAATTAATGTTTAGTGAAACTGTCGGCAAACTTTCAGATGAAATAGTCCAATCATTTGAATTGCCAATAGATCCATTAAAGATTTGTAATGATATTGAAGTTTTAATAGGTAAACGTCCTTTTTATAATTTTGAAGGAATAAAAATTCGATTAATATATTTTGAAAAATTAACTAAAGAAGAAAATAAAATAGTTCTCAATTATCTAAAAAATCTTTGGCATGATAATTGAACAGGAAATTGACCTTTACAATAATAACTTAACATACACTGGGAGTGGTACGGACTTATTGGCTTGTGTTTCTTTAGACATGACTAAATATGACAATGTTATAGGAGTTTATGTTCAATATCTTACTAAATATACCTACGGTGGTCCACCTGATTCTGGAGGGAGTGCTTCATGGCAACTCTATAACGACACGGATGGTGAAGTAATTACGGCCTCCATTGCTTCAAGTACGGGTGATTGGGGACTCTCTACGGTGAAAGATATTACTGGTTATTGTGCGTCTCATCCAACCATAAAAGTAAGATTGCGAACTAATGCAATAAATGATCTTGGCTTCATGCGCCGATGTATTATCAGGATTGTTCAGTTAAATCCAACCAAAACGAGGACGATGATTCCTTTAGCAAATCACCAAAATATAACTGCAGCTTCTTATGCTGTAGTTACTGGACCAAAAAGATGGATTTACACTTCTGGAAATTATGATGGGACGGTAACAGTTTCATTTGGTTGTTCAATGAGAGTAGTTTCAGCCGCTAATACCGCCTATGGTGAACTTTATGATGTAACTGCTGGAGCTGCCATAGCCGATAGTGAAGTTAGTATAACTGGAACTACTGCATCAGATTTTTTGCAATCAGGTTCGCTTACTTTGACTTCTGGAAATATTTTAGATGCAAGATTTAAAATTAGTACGGCTGGACAGACGATGAATTACCAAAATTCTTTTTTAATAATTGACCAAGATGGAAATGGCGTACCCTTGACTAAACTACAAACAGTAGTACAGGTTATTAATATGAGAATTTCTCAAGGTGGTACAACGTATATTCCACAAATTAGATATAACTCATATAACAATAATAATTATAAAAATTGTACTGTCGATTTTAAACATGAGGCGGTATTGGCTGTAGGATTTGATGTTTTAACAGCTTATGCGGACTTAACTGATGACGGTACGGAAATAACCAGCTCTGAATTAACTTGTAACGTAACTGATTGGACGATTAAAACTTCTGGAAGTTTAACAGCACCAACTGGGGATGCTAATCAGATTGATAGCCAAACTAAATGTAGCGCTGCTTTACCAGGTCTTTGCACTTCAACTAGAATTGTTTTGACCATTACTGATGGAGTAGTTACACCGAGGCTTTTAACTTCTATTGGGGTAGGAACCTAATAAATAATTTACAAATATGAATACTTTACAAATTTTAGATAGAGTGGGACGGGAAATAAACCAGAGTGTTTTCGATAATACTAAAACCGTAACTAGGGATGATGTTCTTTCGGCTATTTCTGATTGCAATGACGAGATGTCAGACCTCAATCTTCCTTTCAATGAAGCTGGACCGACGACTTATACTTGGGCGGCGGCTGACTTGGAAGTAGACATTGTAAGTGATGTTGGGATTACAGATTACGACCGAGTGAAAAGATTGGAAATAGACAATATCAAAGCGTTTCCTGTTTCTTTCAATGAGCTTGACGCAAAAGTTAGGGGGAGTTTTGATAGCACGCAAGACTTATCCTTACAACCTCATCCCCCTGTATACACTGAATGGGGCGGAAAGTTCTATCGCTGGCCCTATAGTGCCGCAGGAACGCTTAAACTATGGTATTACAAGCAACTAGCTAGTTTGACCGCAGATGTTGACCAATCAAACTACACGGCCGCTACGAACACCTATACTGTGCCTACTTCGATTTCTGAAGGGGCAACAGCTTTACAGACGTTTATCCCAACACAAGCCAATCAGGGTGGGATAGTGATTTATATCGATACTGACGGCGGAGAACCCATAACCGTAACAGTCCATAATTCTAGTAATGTTTCACAGGGGTCAAAGACGATTCATCAGCCAGGCACGGGACGAATAATGTTTCCTATCGCTTGGACTTGGGCGTCGGGAACTTATCACTTCCACGTTACGACCACGGCCGGAACGACTTATTTGAAAGCAGGAACGGCTTCTGATTTAGAAACTTGTTATTTTGAATCGTGGTATGGGTCTACTCCAGCAATTCCTTCTAGGTATCATATGCTCTATGTCTATTTCGCTACTGCTACTGCTCTACGGAAATTAGGAGAAATAAATAAAGCGGAGATTTATGATGATGGCAAACCAGTGGAAACAGGCGGGCGTTCAAAATATAGGATGCTTAAAAGTAGAATGATACAGAAGATGTCCCAAAAATTGACTTCCGATAGGCCACGCTTTATAGAGGATTTATTAGACAGCGATAATGGAGAGGACTATTAAAGCACTTCTAGGCTTACTAGGATGCCCTAGAACGCGAGAAAACCCAAAAAAGGTATAAGTATCAGTTTAACCAAAATATATGGCAGAACGAGCAAAATTAAAAGACCGATACGGATTAGAAGAGATTAACCAACATCTTGATAATGTTGAGATTATTAAGAATGCTCAAGAGCGGTTAGTTCATCCAAAGGATATGGATCACGAAACTATACCTACCACGAACCACATCCAGCTCATGCTTGATAATATCAAAAAAGCCAAAGGCACTAGGTCGGATTTGGCCGATGAATTACTGAAGGTGGGATACAAAAAAGATGTAGTTCGCAAGATTATGGATTCAGTAGATATGTATGAATTTTAACTATGCCAATATTTAGACAATACAATTTTAAAGGCAGAAAAAGCAGTTTTTCACTAGAAGAACAGCTGTATGACCGTTCACATTTTTCCGAATCTGCTGAACTAATAAATAACCTTTTATGCGCTCAAAGTGTTTTGACGGTAGGGATAAATACTGGTCAACTTCGTCCACGTAATTCTTCTAATACACCCTGGACAACCAATGCGGTAGCTAGTGTAGCCCCTACGAGCTTACAGTTCTTTAAGGATAGTGCGGGGAAGTCTTTACTTCTGATGACTGGTAATGATGGAAAGTTATATAAGGCGCAAAAGGGAGATGCTAACTGGACAGAAGTAGCTGCAAGTGTTGCTAACACAAGCAATGTTCTAGCTGGTGGTATGTATGAAACTTTTTCGGATGATGGTGTTTCGGTAATGCTTTATAAGAATTCTGGAATAAATACTCAACTTCGTTATTTAACATCCTCGGCTTTAACGGCTGTAACGTCAGTATATGGTTCAGTATTAGGAGGATATGATGGGCGAGGATGGTTATCAGAATTTTCTACTGCAGGAACTGGAGGTAAAAGTGATAGGGTATTTTATACCGATATTGGGGATCAAGACACTGTAGGAGCTACATCTTATTTTCAGGTAGGGACTAAGGGATATTCCATTACTTCAATGAAGGAGTGTAAAAATAATTATTTTATTGCTAATGGTTCAGAGATGTATAAATGGGATACGTACCAATTATCGCCTGTATTTAAGTATGGCGTTACACCTATGTCATGGAGTGTTGAACTTGGGGTTAATTCAATGATTGATGTTTGTAATGAACTATATTTTGCATATTTAGGGAATATCCTTGAATACACAGGAGAAGGTGAACCAACATTTATTTCTAGTAATGACTTTCCAAATATCGGTGAACCCCCAAGATTACGGAAACGTAGGGATTCTTTATTATCAAGTTATCAATCCACCAATTTTGCTTATATATTTAACACTATTACCCATGAAGGTATTGAATTGGGCCATGGCAATGCAAGTTATGAATTAGGCTTTCGGTTCCCAACTATTATAGAAAATGAAGATGCGGATAATGATACCGAGGGGGTTATGGCCTTTATTAGAGGATATGCAATTAAAACTGATGAAGCCCAAGCATACTTATTAGATGGTGGAAATGCTTATGATGTATTTGCGACTTCTGCGAATACGTTTAGCCCCTATTTTAATTCGATGCCAATAATAGGAAATACCCCTGATGAAGCACCCCTAACTAAAGCATGGAAAATATTAGATGTGTATTACGAGGGAGATGTGGATGTATATTTTAAAACAGAACATGTGAGCAGTTGGACTAAATTACCAGCAGGGGTAAAAGATATTGATACTACTATGACAAGATTTAAACTTCCAGATAGTTTGCAATCTAAAAAAATAGAATTGCAATTCTGGCCAAAAACATCAATGAAGTATTTTAAAGGTTTTGACCTTAACTATGATTTAAAACCATTTGAGTATGGCTTCCGCGGACAATAAAGAATTAAAGGATAGGGTAGATAAATTAGAGCGCGAACTCAATGAAGTTTTACCGTTGCTTGAAAAGTCTACAATCCAACATAAGAACTTAAGGGGTATAGGAGAATCTAGTCATGAAGATATTGATTTTCATTTAGACAATAGACACCAAGGCCGAAAACACTTATCCGCTACCGAATATACCGACTTGACTGATGCAGGAGCGACCATCCTACACACCCATAATACTGATATTTTAACCGAAGGTTCGACTAATTTATTCTTTACTAATGAACGTGTAGACGATAGGATAAACGCTTTATTCGTTGCTGGTGAAGGGATTGACTTTACTTATGACGATAACGCGAATACCTACACTGTCTCTTGCGAGGATGCCACAGATGTGAATAAGGGCATCGTAGAGCTTGCCACGAATATCGAGACACTTACTGGTACGGATACTGGGCGTGCTGTTACTCCTGATGATTTAGAATACGCAAGACCTCAAACTGGCTGGATTCCAGCAGGTGAAACATGGACGTATGCTTCGTGGGATGCAACATATCATACTGCTACGTTTACTATTTCTGGGGATAAGACAACGAAATATTGTCATGGAATGAGAGTGAAGTTCACTCAGCCGACTGATGGGGTGAAGCATGGCATCATTACAATAGACTCGACGTATTCTGCACCAAATACGACAGTCACGGTATTTCTTGGTACAGATGGGGCGGTAGGAAATCTTTATGATTTAGACAACGAAGCGATTACGAGTCCATTTTATTCTGTTGTTTCAAGACCAATGGGTTTTCCTAATGATATTCGTAACTGGATAATCAGGGTTGAAGATACGGGGAATAGAACACAATCGACTCCTACGTTTGGTACATGGTATAACGTAAATCAACTAGACATTTATATGCCAGTTGGTGTTTGGGATTTGCATTATACTGTTCCACTTTTAATTTCTGATAATGGTGCTACTTCTGGTGAAGTAATGTCGGCTTCAGTTACTATATCAACCGCGAATAACTCAGAATCAGACCCAGAATTAACAGCAAGACAACTAATAGAGTGTGCACCAAACTCTGATTCTGATGTCCAGATGATTACAACACTCGGTAGACAAAAACACGTTGGAATCACAACTGGTGCTCATTGGTATTTTAATATGATGTCTGGCTCTCCATCAGCCACGGGCATAACAATATACCCGAATAGTTCTACGACAAGTGTCGTAGAAGCAGTTTGTGCGTATTTCTAATAGCAATTTAACTAACAAAGTTTTAATAAATATATGGCATCACAAAACGACTTTCAATTACCTCATAATGATAATTCTAGAAAAATAATTGATGGATATTATCTTGCTTATTTTGGACGTAAACCTGCATTAAAAGAGCAAGAAATGTGGTATGGGAAGGGTACTCGTGCTCTTGAACGTGCACTTATTAAGAACCCTCAAAATATTTATGGTGTAGGGAAGGGGGCTAAAGAAACTATTGTTGACCCAAAAATGGGTACTGTAAAAACGACATTTAGTGTAAAACCATTAAATACTACTGTTACTAAAAAAACTACACCAGTTGCAAAAAAGACAGAAACTACACCAACCCCAATAAAGCCTTACGAACAAGTAGAGCCGTTTGTCGAAGACTGGAAACGTTGGCGCAAAATGGGCAAGGAATTTGTTGGAAAGCAATATGATGAAATGATTACTGACTTGCTCGAGGAAAAACAACTCAAGGAAAAATCAACCAGAGACGATTTAGATGAGATGAAAATTAGGGAACTTGAATCTCGAACTACTTTCAGGAGCAAGGCACTTGAAGATTTTAATAGAAATATGTCTGAAACAAAAGGTGATTTTGATAAGTCTTTACAAAGAATGGAAGAAGATAAAACTTTATGGCAGTCTCAAGAAGCACAGGATTACAATGATGCGGTTAAAACCCGTAAAGAAGAATTTAATCGCAGAGGTTTAGTTTATTCTGGATTTCAGGAAGAAGCTGCATCAAAACAGGAACTTGAGCGTACGGAAAAAATAAAAGCGTATGAGACTACTTACGGGAGGGAATTGGGAGATATTACTCAACAATATGGGCGAACTAAGGAAGAATTGGAACGTGGCAATACTCGTGCTTTAGAAGATTATGAAAAAGCCTATACTCAACAACTCAATGATTGGGAGCGACAATATGGACTGAAAAAACCAGGTGGAACCGCTTACACATATGGGTATAAAAAAGGTGAGGATATTAAGTATGGTGTTGATTATTTAGGTACAGAAGCTAAGGGGTTGGAAGATAAAGGTTACACTGCGTTTGGTTATGGGACTGGTACAGGCAGTTCTCCTTATGAAATACAAAAAGCGTACGAAAAAGCAGCTACCCAAACTGAACGAGACAGGATAGCTGCGCAGGAAGAATATGCCACACAGAAGAGGACTGAAGAAAAGGAAGCATATGAAGCACGGAGAAAGAAATATTACGAAAGCCAGGGATATTTAACTTCATAAATAATTAAATATATGCAGAGAAACTTACAAGAAGAACAAGCAGCGGGAGAACGACTTTCCAGGGGACAGGGTGCACCTTTCGCGGGAAAGAATTTTGCTGATCCAAATGTAAAGAAAAGTTATTTTGAAGCTATCAATCAAGAGGTGTATGGAATACCGAATCCTTCTTTTGGAACAAGCGTAACTCCATCTTCGGCGACTTCTTCCATTTCTTCAGGTCAACAACAACAATCCGTACAGCAAGCAACTCCTACGTTAAAACAACAGGTACAGACTACTCAAGCTGAATCTGATGAGGCGTATAGGGCTTATCAAGAAGCGCGTGAAAAATTTACTGGGATGAAGACTGGAGCGACAGGATTTGAAGAAGCACAGAAAACACAATATGAAAAAGCAATGCCAGAAATTACGGCATACAACAAAGAGGAAGCTACAAAGTATGAAGAACTTGGAAATATCAGAAATGAACTTGAAGCTGAATATGATAAAGCTGGTATAGTGGATTGGCGCACAAAGCAGTCCCTTATTGAAAAACGAATGAATGAGGTTAGAAAAGATATACAAAGCGTTCAATCTTTGAAGCAACAAAGGGGATTGACGATTTCTGATTTGGTTTCTAAGGCAGTTTCAGCTTATGGATTGTCTATCGAAGCTGCTCAGTCAGCCGCAGAAATGGCGCAGGAAGATTATCAGACTGCTTTTGATAAGTATGCCCAAGCACTCTCGCAACGGGAGAATGAAAAATCAACCGCATTAGAGTTAGCTTTCCAGCCTTCAACATTACAGTCAGGAGTAGCACCTGGGTCATTCATGGAATCCTATCCTGAATACGCAAAGACATGGGAAGCGCAGTCCACTGAGGCGCGAAGGCAACAGGCGTTTTCGGAACAGCAAGCAAGCAGTAGCGGAAGTGGAGGATTAACTTCATATCAACTCTATCAATTACAACTGCAACAAGACGAGTTGAATAAAGAAGCACGAGCGCAAGAAGCAACCCTAGCTGGTGGCGAGGAATTCCTAAGAGCAGAAGAAAGCGGATATTATAGATTACCCTCTTCTGATGGTGGGTGGAACTTCTATAAACTTCCTGATAATATGAGCATTGACGATCCGAGAAATGGCACGCCAATCAGAGTTGAAGAATATGTCCAAGCTACTGGAATAACTAAAGATAGAGCATTGAGCCAGCCTGGATTAACTCCATATCAATCAGTGCAATCTCAAAACCAATCAACAAATCGAGACGCATAGATTATAGTAATTTGTAAATTACAATATGTCCATTTGGGATAAAATAGAAAAATCTCCATTACAATATCTTAGTGAGTTATTTCGTAAGAAAGAAACTCCTCGTATGGTTTTTCCTGTTGGGCAAAATATTCCGACTACCCCACAGCAAACATTGCAATTAGGGAAAGGTCCAATAAGTCAGGAGTTTACTCAAAAACTTAGAGCGGAGCAGGCACAGGCATTGGTAAGAAAGAAGGACATGATACAATCTAGCCCAAACTTTTTACAATCTACATTACAAGTCCCACTAAAGGCTGGATTATTTGCAGCACGAACATTTCAGAATCCAACAAAATCAAGACCAATAGTATATAATCCTAAGGGTCTTTTAGCCGAATCATTTTTTGGCACTTCTCCAATTACAGACATTGGTACTGATGTTTCTGAAGCTGGGACTAAGACGCAAAAATCAATAGAGAAACTTAGTGGAACGAAGCAAACAGCTCCCATGCCGTATATTCTTGGAGCGGTTGGTGTTGCTGGGGAAAATATTCTCAATGCTTGGTTTGGGAAAGGGAGCGCCGCAAAAAGTGCCGCTAAGAATATTTTAAAAGATGTAGAAAAACAAGTCGGTAAGGAAGTTGCCGAGAAAGTTGCTCAAAATGTTGCCAAGGAAACATCGGAAGTCTTTACTAAGAAATTAGCAGGGGAAGCTAAGGAGAGTGCGTTACAAGCTATAAGAGATAAATATATACCTTCTATAACTAAAAAAGTATTGGAAATTAAAAATCCATATCCAGTTAGTTCACTTCGTGAAGTTCTTTTTGATGCTGGAAAAAATGGTGAAAAAGATTTAAAATCAGTTGCATTTAATTGGAGGTCTCAAGAAGGAAAACCGATGATGGATAAAAGTCTTTTAAAAGCAGTTACAGAAGTAGAACAGAAATTAGGTGAGGTTAAAACAATTGGACTATTAAAACCATTAGAAAAGCAGGTACAGAAAGTACCAACGCCAGCATTAGCAAAGCCCCTGCCAACTGGATTAAACCAACTACCGAATCAAAAAGATATTTCATTTATAAACAAAGTTAATACTAATTTAAACCTAGAACATATTAATGTATCACCTGAATCCAAGAATATAATACAGCAGACAGTAGAAGAAGTCAAACCACTAATAGAAGCAAAGGTAGGTAAAAAACTCTCAAACCAAGAAGCTGTCAAGATGGCAAATCAGAGTTCTAAGGTTCTTAATCGTGTAGTAGGACGAGAAGAAACTTTAGATTGGCAAGCATCTATGCTCAAGGCTCGTCAAGCCCTAGCCCATGCTTCTGAGAATGGTGTAGTGGACGAAGCATATATTAAAAATCTTCTCACAATAAAAACACAAGGAACAGACATAGCACGGAAACTACAATCCCTTTCTATTGGTGCAGACCCAATAGAACAGACAGCGAAGCAGGCAATAATGGAAGCGGTAATGAAAACTAACGCAAGTACAGACGAAATACTCAAAGCCGCTAAGGGGGTAGATTTCAATGACCTGAATCAAGCAACAGAATTTTACAGAAAATTTATTAAACCAACTGCTCAAGAATGGATTGACCTTCTCCGATATAATTCAATGCTTTCTTCTCCGAAGACTCACATAGTAAATATCTTTTCAAATCTACTTAATACTGCCGTTGTAGCACCTGTAGAAAAAACCCTCACAGGTGGGCTTGACTTTTTAAGTTCAAAAATCACACGAAACCCTAGACAATATTATGCTGGGGAAGGGATAAAACATTTAACTAATTACTTTAAGAACATTAAGGATGCAACTCAAAGGTTCAGTGATGTAATGAAAGGACAACGAGTTTTTACAAACCTTGATACACGATCTATACCCGTGGCTGATAAAGGCGTAAAGGGTGCAATAGCTAAAACGCTGTCTGTGCCTACGAAACTTCTTGAAGGAATGGATCAATTCTTTACCGCACTAGTAGAAGGAGCAAGTAAGGGTTCATTAGAATACCGTGCCTCTAAAGGGGTAAAAGTGAGCAACATTGATGCCCTAGCTCAAAAAGAAGCACGATATAGACTTTATAGACAAAAGCCACTAGAAGGGGATGAGGGACATTTACTTAATGCTATAGACCAATTTACTAAAACAATAATGGGTTTAAGGAATAATAAGAACCCTATCGTTTCTATGGTCTCAAAGTTTACAGTTCCTTTCATTCAAACTCCTATGAACATTTTTAAACAAGGCATAGAATACTCACCCATGGGATTTGGAACTCTCTCAGGTGCAAAGAATAAGACTGAACAGTTATCTAAAGCAATAATCGGTTCAAGTATATTTGCAGCTTCGGCAACACTTCTAGCTTCTGACCGACTTACTTTCGGTGAACCAATAGATGAAACAGGGAGAAGAAACTTCAGAGAAAACAAGATGCAACCTTACTCTGTAAAAATAGGTAATAGGTGGGTGTCATATCAAAAACTTCCTCCTGCGATTGCATTTCCTCTAGCACTCGTAGCAGGAATAAATGATGCGGTGAAGAATAAGAAAGTTGATGATGGCACTGTAAATTTAATTCTTTCTTCAGTATCTAAATACGGAACATTCCTATCTGAACAGTCTTACGCCAAGAGCATAGGAGATATTTTAAGTTCAGTCAAAGGAGGAGAGGCTGGATTGGAAAATGTCATTTCAAACTATGGACAGCAATTTGTACCTTACCGAGCTTTTGGTGGGTGGCTTTCAAAATTAATCGACCAAACGCAAAGAAAAGTAGATACCAAAGCTGATTTCATAGACAAACAAGTACAACTTTTAATGATGAATATACCAGGACTCTCACAAAAAGTACCTGCGAGATTAGACTCCGAAGGACAACCTATTTCTATTTCTAACCCTATCTTTAACGCATTTAGTCCAGTTCAAACTTCGGAACAAACATCAGAGCAAAGTAAGGAATATGAAAACATACAAGAAATAAAAAGAATGAGTAAAGAAATTACCGCTCTAAATGCAAAAGAAAAGGAACGAATCCAACCTATTTACAATCAAGCTAAAGCACTTTTAAACGAGGGTAGAGATGCTGAAGCTGACGCTTTAGTAGCCGATATGTCTGACGAAGACTACGAAATATATAAGAAAATACGAACTTCAGAACGATCTAAAACAAGTGAAAGACTACGAGATTTATTAAGTATAGACCCAAAAGCCGCCGTAGAATTCCTACGAAGTCAAAATAAAAGAGAGCAACAAAGATTATTAGATAATCTTACAGATGAAGAATATGAAATATATAAGTCAGGAAAATAATGTAAGCACATAATAACTTTAATGTTAGTGCTGATTAAAGTTTATATTTAATTTTTACCAAATCATCATTTATGACCGATATGCAGGCAAGTACTTTATCTAATATATCATTCAATTCTTTTTTTGAAATAGGTTCATCTTTCATTTTTTTGACATAACGCTGAGCAATTTTCAAGTCTTGTCCAATTATAAAGAATCGTAATTTCTCCTGTATATTTTTACATATTTTATTTGGTATTTTACATGATTTCATAGATTTGTGAGTTAATTAAATGACGAATTAAACCCTAGCATATAAAGAAAAGATTGTCCAGTCCCATACTATTTTTATTTTACTTTTTTAATAACATAAGGTATAATAATACATACACACGCTGAACATTGGGGGAGTAAAAAGGATGTAAATATACATCATCAGAAGACCTTAGCAGGCCTATACTCCCCTTTGATACAATGCCTATGAGATTTTTTCTCAACAAAAGGATTGTAACGGTAGGATTTTACTATCCTGCATGTTTTATAATGCCTTTTCATACATTACTATTAACAGTAAAATATGACACTAGAGGAATTTTTTAACAAACACAATGGTAAATATGTTGAATTTGATAATAGATACCCATTTCAATGCAAAGATTTATTTTCTTTTTATAACAGGGATGTTGTTGGGAATCCTGATTATGTTTATGGAGATGCCTGGCAATTATATACAGCATTTCCTTCAAAATATTATCGGGTAACAACTGAAACTCCACAAAAAGGCGATATTGCAGTCTGGAAAAAGGAGTTTGGTGGGTATGGGCATGTGGCTATCGTATGGGATGATGGAAAATTCTTTTCTCAAAACTATCCATTAAAAACAAAGTGTTCACTCCAAACAATACCAACAACAAAACTTCAAGGCTATTTACGCCCACGTTTATTTGATAACCAAGGAACTATTATGTGGAACGATCTCATAAATTATAATAAGGGAATCGCTAGATACTTCGCTGGCCTTCCTGACGGGAAAGAGCCAACTGTGCTTAAAGTCTCCGTGAAATATCCAGAAGGAGGAAAACTTGCTCTAGTAAAGAAATTTGGAGATGGTGATTATAGAATACGGATCGGCGTCAGTGAATTTGAATTTCTAAACAGTGGTGTAGGGGATGTTGTCCCTATAACGCCAGAAAAAGCAAGCAAGTTAAAACAATTTTGATGATAGAAGGCTCCGGAAGGAGCCTTTTTACTAAGGAGGATTATGTCTAAACAGTATTACCCTGGCCGTAATCGTCATCACCTCATCCCGAAGAAGCGTGGCGGAATACGGAGTGAAAAAAATCTGCTTCTTATGCAGACTGAACGCCACCATGCGTGGCATCAAGTATTCGGGAACCGCACCTTAGACGAAGTAATCGCGCTACTTAAGCGCGTAAAAAGAATCAAATCATCATACCATGATTAACTGGAAAAGGGTCAAGTCTAAGAAACTTTACAAAGTCTATTGGCTTGACCTTTACGTTCTATCCTTTATACTTCTTAGCTTTCTTCTCGTAGGTCTCTATAAGATTTTGGAGTTCTTTGTTGGAGTATTTATATTTATTCTCCGCCTAGTAGCTTAATAACCTTTTTCAAAGCAGTGATAGCCGTTCTGATAGCCCATTTTAACTCCTGAGA